GCCGATAGTATAAATGAGGCACCTGTAGCAGCTCCCAAAGTTGATACTGCACCTCAATCTTCACAAACAATTACAACCCCTGTAGTTGAAAAAGAAGAAGATGATACATTAGCATACTTTGAAAAACTTGCTGAGTAACCTATTGAGTACCCCTGTAAAAAGGGGTACTTTTCTCTTATATCCCTTATAAATAATACATGGCACAAAGTAAATATATCAAAAGTGTATTAAAGGCAGCAGGTGGTATACCACATTCTACCGAATGGTTTCGTAACAAAATTAAAGAATTTGGTACGCCAAAGTCTATGGATTTGATTCGAGATGGAAAAAGAACATCAGTACCCACCTTTGGTCTACTAAATATGTTTGTATATGACCCTAAAGGAAAGGAAAAACTACCGTATTACGATACTTTTCCTTTAGTGTTACCAATAGAAAAATATAACAATGGATTTTTAGGAATTAATTTACACTATTTGTCTATACCTATGAGAATTAAATTACTAGATAGGTTAACAACTTTTGCTAATAATAATAAATTTGATGAATCTACTAAATTAAATGCAAATTATTCTAGTTTAAAAAGGATAGATTTAATTAAACCTTGTTTAAAAAGATATTTAGCAGGACATGTTAAGTCTAAATTTAGAAAAGTAACAGCAGATGAATTTATAGTTGCAACATTACTACCTGTACAGAAATTTAGGAAACAATCTGACAGTCATGTATTTGGAAAATCAAGAGGAATGATTTAATGGATTTTGGAAGTTTTATAGAAGCAGGTACTTCATCAGTATTAAATGAGATGTTAGCATCAACTCATGATGCTAATGGAATGGCACTTCCTTCAAGGTATGATGTGTTATTTTTACCACCATCAGGAACTAGAGGAACAGGTGGTGTAGGTGCATCTACTAATTTATTCTCACAAACATTATTAGGTCAAGTAGGTGGGGGAGATGCTAGAGATGTGTCTTATCAATGTAACTCTATTGTATTTCCAGGCAGGAATATCACAGTAACAGAAGATACAAATATTTATGGTCCGACCAGAGAGATTGCATCTGGATTTACTTATGGTGATATTGCTGCAAAGTTTTATTGTCACAACGATTATAGAGAAAAGAAGTTTTTTGAAACTTGGCAAAGACTTGCATACAATCCACAAACCTTTGCAATGAATTACTATGATGATTATACAGGAACAATTCAGATATATCAATTAGATGGAAAAGGTAATAGAACATATGGTTGTGAGTTAATTGAGTGTTTTCCAAAAAACATTGGAGACCAAGCATTATCTGGTGCTCAAGCTACTGCTGTTATGGAAGTAGATGTAACATTTAGTTACAGATATTGGAAAAACTTAACAGACGAAGCAAGTTTACCTAAACCATTATTAGAAAGACTGCAAGGGGTACTTGCAAATCAAGTAGAAAGAAAATTAATAAGTAGAATACCTAAAGTATTAAGTAGATTATAACAATCGGAGTGAAAAATTATGGCATTACCTAAACTTGAAACACCAACCTATACATTAACTTTACCATCAACAGGTGAAGAAATAAAGTATAGACCTTTTTTAGTAAAGGAACAAAAACAATTAATGATGGCAGAAGAATCTAAAAGTGATGATGAAATGGTAGATACTATGGCTAACTTAATTAGAGATTGCACTTTTAATGGTGTTAATCCAGATACTTGTCCTATATTTGATGCAGAGTATATATTTTTAAGAGTAAGAGGAAAATCTGTAGGTGATAAAGTAGATATAAATCTTAAATGTCCAGATGATAAAAAAACTATGATACCTGTTACGATTGATTTATCTGAGGTAGAAATTAATATGACAGATGACCATACAAATATAATACAAGTAAATGATACTGTTAAATTAGTTTTTTCTTATCCACTTTTAAAACACACTAAAATGTTTGTAGATGGGAAAGAAAGTGAAATGATTTTTAAAACATTAGAAAAATGTATTAGTGAAATTCATTTTGGTGAAGATATATACAACAAAATTGATATATCTGAAAAGGAGTTAAAAGATTTTATAGATTCATTGAATACAGAACAATTTGAAAAAATTATTCAATTTTTTGAAACTATGCCAAAATTAAGACATGTAGTAGAGGTTACAAATCCTAAAACAAAAGTAAAAAGTGAGATTTTGTTAGAGGGTTTAAACAGTTTTTTAGAATAGGGCTCTCTCACGAGAGCCTAAAATCTCACTACGAAACGAATTTTGCACTTATGCAACATCATAAATACTCATTGACAGAGTTAGATAATATGATGCCGTGGGAAAGAGAAATATATGTAGGATTGCTACAAAATTGGTTGAAAGAAGAAAACAAAAGAATAGACGAAGAAAATAGGAAGATGAACAATGGTTGAAGATAAAACAGTAAATATAGTAGAAGTAGACCGTTCTACCACAACAGTAGAATCAGGTTCATGGTATAACAACGCTGCCTCTAGTTTTGATAAGTGGCGTGTGTTCCCTAGATTATTAATCTCTCTGTATGGGTATTCATTTTACAGAACAACAGAGTGGTTCATGACATTACCTGACCCAACTAACTCACAATCTGCCTTTGTATCAGTAATCGTAGGTGCTGGTGCTGCTTGGTTTGGATTATATGTGGGTTCAACGAGTAAAAAATAATGGACTTACAAAAAATAGCTATAACCGAAAAAAGAAATAGTGAGAAGTCTTACTATGCCGGTATAGAAAAAATGCGAAAAGATAAAGAAAAAAAAGAAAAAGAACAATCAGAATTAGACAAAGCAGAAGCTCGTGAAAAAAAAGAACTACTAAAAATACAAAGGATGCAATTATCAGCAAAAGCAAAGGGTATATCAGAAGAAGAACAAATAAGACAAGAAAAGTTTGATGTTTCCATAAAAGAAAAAAAACAAATGGTTAAATTAGAACTAGAAAAAACAGGTGGTGTAGAAACTAAAAAAACCAAAGCAATGAGTAAATCTCTTAAAGAAGAAGAGGATTCAGAAAAAGCAAGAAGAGAAGGTCAATCCATGACTCTTTTGGAAAAAATTGCAAAAAACACAACAGGTCTTAGTAAAGGTATAAAAGATTTTGTTGGTAAAACACCGACAGGATTAAAAGCAATATTAGCAGGTGTAGCATTCTTTGCTCTTGCAAAATTCTTACAATCAGGTACATGGAAAAAGATGGTAAGTTTTATTGTAGACACTATTTTACCATCACTTGAAGCATTTTATGAAGATATTAAGGAATTTGATTTCACACTAACAGGTGAGAATGGACTATTTAAACTTATTAAAGATAATTTTCTAGTTCTTCTTGGTGCTCTTGCGATACTAAAACCAAAACTTCTTTTTAATCTTGCTAAAACTGCATTTTTTGGATTATTTAATGGAATAAAATTCATGTATACAGAGATGGCAGGAAATTTCTTTGGTGTTAAATTTGCAAAAACAAGAGCTTTTATGAGTAAATTTAAGGTGGCATCTGCAGCAGTTGGAAGGGGTTTTGCATGGACAGGAAATTTGTTAGGGAAAATGGTAGCGAAGCCTCTTGTAATGTTAAAAGCTGGGGCAATTAAGATGATGACTGGTCTATCAGCTTTAGGTAGAGGTATAATGTGGATAGGAAAATTTTTGTTAAAGAATCCAATAGTATTGCTTATTGTTGCTATTATCGCAATAATTGCTGCTGTTGTTTATTATTGGGATGATATAAAGCAAAAATTTGAGGACTTGGGTGGAGTGGCAGGAATATTCGCTAGTATAGTTGCTAATGTAAAAGATGCATTATCTGGTGTTGCAAATAAATTAATTAAAGCATACAATTTCCTTACAGGTAGTGATGTAGAACTCTTTGATACAGGCCGAGCAAAGAAAGTAACTGAGAAGCTTGAAGCCGATGTTGAAGAAAAGAAAGCAGCAAAGAAAGCCCAATTAGATGAAAATGAAAGGGCCAAGAATCAAAGAGCTGAATATGAAAAACAGCAAGCGAAATCTCTAGAAAGTTTAGACAGTAAAACGCCAGAGGAAAAAATATTATCATTTGAAGAAATGACTGCGGCTACAATGACTAAACTTATGGGATTAATGAACGGTAAAGAAAGACCAAATACTACGGTGGTGAATAACAACAGTCAAAATAATAAAACAAGTAATGTGTCACAAGCAAACATAAATGCGACAGACCCAACTTATCCTCAATCCAGTACTCTCTAATGTTTAACGAGGATTTAGATGGTCTTCGGTTAGTATCTTAAATTCCATATTATGGTCTAAACAGAACTCTTTTGCAGAATCCCATTTTGCTTTATTGATACCCCAAGTTTTAACTTTGTTAAGCCAGGCTCCAGTTCTTCGTTTAGGGTGTTTTTCAGGTGGCGAACATTGATGTTTAGGTTTAACTTCAATGACATACTTTTTTATATTACTATTCTTATCACGAACTTTGACATAGAAATCAGGAAAATATCTATGATAACGACCATCCCAAGGCGACACGTAGGGTATCACTATTTCTTCACTACCCCACTCAACAATGGACTTAGTAGTATCACAGTACTTCATCATCTTCAATTCCCATGATGAACGATAAACAATGTCTTTAACATCGCCTTTATACTTGATAGGGTTTTTCGGTTTAAACTTTCCTTTGTATGTCATAATCGTTATAAATAATGTAAACTATATGGAACTATTTAGACATGGCAATTGATGTATTCAAAAGACAAGGCAAATCTGCTGTCACAGGATTACTAGGAAAGAATCTAAGAGGGATTGCCGGCAAAATAGGTAGTGTTATGCGTGGTGAGTCAGGAAGTGAATCTTCTGATACTGCATCAATCAATCGTAGTAAACAATCAACAAAGATGTTGTCATTTCCATTAGATGTAGGTGCTGACCCAGGCATAGGTAATCATGGACATTATATTATGTTTTTTATAAATCAACAAAATCATGCCAAATTAAAGTTTGGAAATGAAGCTGGAGAATCTAGTGGTGGTGAAACAGGAATCGCAAGTGTTGTTGCTGAAGCAGAAAGAAAGGGATTAAAAGCAGTTGATAAAATCTATGACAGTAAACTTGGTGAATTTATAAGTCAATATATTCCTGATAAAATTTCAAAAAACTTAATAAAAGGACTTACAGATAATGTTATGCAAGCGAAAGGTGGTAAGTCTGGTAAAATAAAAACACAAGTAAAACATCAAAACAAGGAAGCACACAGGACTAACACAACAGTAGCAGTACAAAGAGCTCCAACAACAAGATTAGATACTGCTATCTCTATGTATATGCCAATGTCAGTAAAAGTTAAATATAATGCAAAATTTGGCGACCAAGAAATGGGAGCTATCACAGGTAGTGCAATTGAAATTGCATCTTCTTTAATGGCTAGTGGCAGTGTAAGTGAAAAGCAAATAAACGACCTTGCAAAACTTGGTGGTGGAGCATTAGAAAAAACTACCGTAGGTATGATAGGTAATATACCAGGCTTGGGTGGATTAAAAGAGGCTGTAGAAATGAAAAAAGGTGTCATCTTTGCAGACAGACTTGAATTAGCATTTAAAGGTATAAGTAAAAGGGAGTTTTCATATGATTTTAAAATGATACCTAGAAGTAAAGATGAGGCAGATGAAATAAAAAAAATTATTAATGCGTTTAAATTAAATATGTTACCAGAGTTTGCAGATGGTAATCGTGCTGGAAGAAGTATGACTATACCAAATACATTTGATATACAATACATGTATCAAAATGCTGAAAATAACTATTTACATAAAATATCAACTTGTTATTTAGAGAATATGGATGTTTCGTATGGTGGTTCAAGATACAAAACATTTGATGGTAATGAAGACGGCGCTCCACCTGTTGAAACATCTATATCATTATCATTTAAAGAAATAGAACTAATCACAAGAGAAAGAGCACAAGAGGGTTTCTAATATGTATTTTGATAATTTTCCAACCATACCATATGATTCAGAAGGCAACGGCAAGTTTAAAGATGTTAAAAATCTACTCAGACGTGTAGGTATCAGAGCAAAAATAAAAACTAATACCATGTTGTTTGATACATATGATGTTAAAAATGGTGAATCACCAGAATCTATTGCGTTTAAATTATATAATGATTCAGAGTTACATTGGGTTATCATGATGATTAATAATATTACAGATAGATATCATGATTGGCCTATGTCAGAGGCTCAGTTCTTACAATTCATAAATGACAAATATAGTAATGTTGATGCAATACACCACTATGAAATACCACAATCATCTGGTGATACATCTAAAAAAATTAACATTGGTACAACTAATTCAGATTATCCAACAGCAACTGCAATTACTAATTATGAACATGAACAAGAACAACAAGATATAAAAAGAAAAATAAGATTATTAGACCCTAGTTATCTAGACGATTTTGTAGAAGAATTTAAATTACTAATTAGAGAATCAACCATATAATGTTTAGTGGTATTAACTTTGCCGGCGAGTTCAATATACAGGAACTCAAATTATTTACATCATCAGGAAATGTAATTGATTTGTCTGGTTCTTATATAACAATGAACATTTACGAAGATATATTCTCACCTTGTTTGACAGGTGATATTACCGTTGTTGATACAAATGCTATTATTATGAATGCTCCTATTACAGGACAAGATTATCTTTCTTTTAAAATAACAACACCTAGTATAGAGAAAAAAGCAATAGATTTTACAGAAACAGTAATGTCAGTTTACAGAATTGATACAAGAATATCGCCATCTACAGGTTCAGAAGTTTTCGTATTACATTTTTCTTCACCTGAAGGTTTAAGAGATAGTCGTGTTAGAGTTTCAAAAAGTTACGCAAACAGTATAGATGTTATTGTTGAGGATTTATTAACTAGTAAATTTTATATCAATTCTCAAAAAGATTTATTTATTGAACCAACTACAGGTATAAGAAAAATAGTTGCACCAAATCATCATCCGTTTAAATTAATTAATCATCTTAAAAGAGAAACAATATCAGAGAATAATGGTTCACCGAACTTTTTATTTTTTGAAAATCTTTATGGAATACACTTTAGAAGTTTAGATAGCTTGTATGCACAGAAAGATATTGGTCAATTTCACTCTGGCGACATAGGAACAATAGATTTTCAAAAAGGTGGTGTTACTAATGTTGCATATGATTTACAACGAGTGATAGATTATCAATTCAATGCTAATAATGACACACTTAGAAATATACGAGGTGGTATGTTGGGCTCAAATATGTTAACTCACGACATATTCAGTAAAAGTTACACATCTACAACTTTTGATTACATGGACAACTTTAATGATTATAAAAGAGTAAATTATGATAATAAAGATAAAGATAATCCAATATACAATGATGTTCCTTTAGATGAGTTTGATAATACTATTAGTGAATTTGATGCATCTAGAATACATTTACATCCAACGTCAACTAATAATGGTAAAGATGCTCAACACTACGGAGATGTTTTATCTGACACAAGAAACATATACAGTCCAAATAATATAGATAAAACACATTTATCCAGACAATCAAAATATATGGAATTGAATAGTGGGTCAAGTATCACTATGGAAATAAATGGTACAACTACTATATCTGCTGGTAATATGATAGAGTTTAACATGCCAATTAGTGGAACACAACATGGGGATGATAAAATAGATAAATACTTTTCAGGGAGATACTTAATACAAGCTAGTAGACATATGTTTGACCAATCAACAAAAAAACACACAATACTAATGACCATAGTAAAAGATTCACTCAACGAAAAACTACCAAAAAATGACATAGCAATAGAACCTAAAGGTAAAAAAGGTATTGTTGTTAATAATTTTTATTCATAGGGGGGTAAACTATAGTAAACTTACATCATGCTTAATTAACCAACAATTTGGAGTTTAACAATGACAAACAAAGCTAAAAATAAAATTAAGAACATGAACTTTCTGACTCAACCGAGAACAAGGGAAAGAACAATTGACCTAAATAAAACAAAGGAAAACTATAGAAAAGACAATGAAAAGTTACCAACAATTACAAGAGGGTCTGTACGACCCCAACATATTTAAAGCATTCTTTTTAGCAGGTGGGCCTGGTAGTGGAAAGTCATATGTGGTGAAAAAATCTACAGGTGGTTCAGGTTTAAAAATAGTCAACTCAGATGATATCTTTGAGAAACTTCTCAAACAGGCGAACTTGAGCTTAAAAATGCCAGATAATGAATTGGTAGCAAGAGATAAAGAAAGAGATAGAGCAAAAGTAATAACTGACAAAAGAAGGGATAATTATATTGAGGGTCGTTTAGGATTAGTGATAGACGGCACAGGAAAAGACTACAATAAAATCACATCCCAAGCAAGTTATCTAAAAACATTAGGTTATGATGTCTATATGGTATTTGTAAATACATCAATAGACGTTGCACTTGAAAATAATAAAAAAAGAGCAAGAAGTGTCCAAGAACCAATAGTTAAGGCTTCATGGAACGCAGTACAAAACAATATTGGGAAGTTCCAACAATACTTTGGTAGTAAAAACTTTATTGTAGTGGACAATAATGAAGTTGATAAAGATGGTCGTTTATTTGACAAAGTATTCAAAAGAGTAAAAGGTCTTTTATCCAATAAAGTAAGTAATTTTATTGCTAAAGCTTGGATGAAAAGGGAAATAGAA